ACCTTAATAAGCTGGCAAGACTTGCTGCAGTCAGTGAGGAATGGGATACCTTCTGGCCGGACATGGTAGAGATCGCTTACAAGAAGTTAGCTGAAGTACAGGCTGACCGTGACAACTACCAGGTGCAGTATTATAACCGGGGTATTAAGGGCTGCGATAGCAAGATCGATAAGATTAAGAAGAACATAGCATATATGGAAGGGAGGTTTATCAATGGCTGAAAAGGACCTGCCTGTACTGATCAGGTTAAAAAGGCTTGGCTACTCTAAAGAGGATGCCTACAGATGGATCAATGAATGGAACGAAGCCCGGTATCATTTACTCAATGGTAGGAAGGAGTGCAGAGATGGCAAGAAAGAGAAGCGCACCTAAGGTAACACCCAGGGCAAGGAAAAAAGAGTCTAAAGCCGATATCATGTATAAAGGCGGCCTTACTAATCTTACAAGGACAGAAATGGAGTACGTTTACAGGACCCTTGCAAAGAGAGCTGATGAGCGCATGGTGAGGTTGGAACACATGCCGGGATCTGATGCGACTTCTGGCGCTTATGCGACTGCAGCGCGCGCCATAGAGCATTATACCGGTCCGACTGAAAAGCCCAGGTTCAACCGGGGCATGCCTAAAGAAGATGCCCTGCTGCGTATGAAGATCAGAGACATTAAACAGTTTCTTGACATGCCTACCAGCTTTACAGGCGTTATAAGCAGAGTTAATACAGTCAGAACAGAATCAATGAATAAAAAGTATGGCGTCAACCTGACGAACAAGCAATGGGCGCAGATATGGGAGTCCGGCCTTGGTGATAAATTAATGAATAAGTTCGGTTCTCAGACTGCCTTCAAAATGCTGGCTAAAGTAAAGATAAGAAAGAATACTTTTTCTTCACTTGCTAAACAGATCAGCAGCGCAGTCAGGGATAAAACGAAAACTGCGCGTCTGGATCGTTGGATGGCAAAACACGGATTGACCGGAGAAATTGACATTGATAATCTTCCAGAATGAAAGTTGCAGAACTCAGGGCGCATCGGCGGGCATTTTTAGATAAGTATTATCCTTATAATAGAGTATACTTTTCAAAGTTTAACTATTCCCTTCTTAATAACATCATGTACCTTGGCCGTCCTGGTCGCGGGCCTAAGTCTACTTATAATGATTGCATCATTATGATAGACACTGAGACAAGTAAAGAGCATGAGAATAAGAGAGATAAAAAAGGAAAGTTAATCTCTGTCCGTAATTTTGTATGTGCATGGACCATATCAATTAGATGTTTTGATCGAAACCTTGTAACCCTGTATGGTGAAAATCCGGTCAATCTCACCTTATGCATTTCCAGGATGCTGGAATATCTGCAGGGGGACAGGACGATCATATATGTGCATAATCTTTCATATGACTGGGTTTTTATCCGCAGGTTTCTTTTTACCCGCTTTGGATATCCGGTCAAACAGTTAAACACTAAATCTCATTATCCGATCAGGATAGAATTTGACAATGGCCTGATCCTTAAGGACTCATTGATCCTATCCCAAAGGAGTCTTGATAAATGGGCCAAAGACTTAAATGTTGAACACCAGAAGGCCTGTGGTAAATGGGATTACAATAAAATAAGGGACCAGAAGGGGCGCTTTTCTGAGGATGAGCTTACCTATATAGAGCATGATACACTTGCCGGTGTTGAGTGCATTCAAGCCACTATGGACGCGCTGGGTAAAAAGATCCATACGATGCCATATACTGCAACAGGTATTCCGCGCGAGGAAGTCCGTAAAAGAGGAAAACCAGAGCGGGCGCATGACAGGTTTATCAGGCAGGCGCTTGATTTCGATCAGTACATGGAGATGCTGCAGGTATTTCACGGCGGTTATACACATGCTAACCGTTGGTATATAGGCGATACGATCAAGGGCCAGATAGACTGCTATGATTTCGCTTCAAGCTATCCTTTTTGCATGTTGGCCTTTAAATTTCCTATGGAGAAGTTTACTCCGGCGAAAGATTGCAAGCCTAAAAAGATACTTGGCAAAATGGAGACTTATGCCTTCTATTTTAAATTTATAGCGTACAAGATTCAGTTAAAAGAATATGAGTATCCTATGCCGGCGCTCCAGTCCTCTAAGGCTGTTAAAAGTCTTAATGCGATCTATGATAACGGGCGGATCCTGCAGGCCGACTATATAGAGATATGGTTGACTGAACAGGACCTTGATATCATCTGCAGACAATACGAGTATGCAGATGCTATATGCTGCCATGTGCAGTTTGCTTTTAAAGATTATCTTCCTAAATGGTTTCGTGATTATATATACGAGTGCTTCACACAGAAAACCATGCTTAAGGGGGGCGATCCGGTCCTCTACGCTATATACAAAGCAAAAGTTAATTGCCTTTACGGAATGACAGTTCAACGCTGCATTTCCAGTGATATAATGGAAGACTATGAGTCCGGCGAATACTTTAACGCAGATGCAGAGCTTTCCCCGGAAGATCTGGAGGAAAAGCAGCGGAAGGATTATGAGAGATATATAAAATCTCATAACAGCGTTCTGCCTTACCAGTGGGGCGTATGGGTCACTGCATACGCTATGCATAACCTGTTTGATCTGGGGGCCTGCTTTACAGACTGGTATTATTCAGATACAGACTCAGTTTATGGGTCTGGAATCGACCAGGATAAACTTAACGCATATAATCAGCGCTGCAGGGACCTGCTGACCGCTGCAGGTTATGGTCCTGTCCATCATAAAGGGCGCGACTACTGGTTAGGCATCGCAGAACATGATCCAGACGAGGACTCATTCACAGAGTTTCGTACACTTGGCGCTAAACGATATGCAAAAAGAGATAAAAAAGGCGTGCTGCGGATACCCCACGCTGCCATCCCGAAAAAAGACACTGTTAAAATACCAACTACCAGGAGATATGAAAAGAGAAAACTCAGGGGCGCGCTTCTCATCACTGTTGCGGGCGTACCGAAAAAGGGTGCTGCCTGCCTGCAGGATGATATAGGTAGCTTTAAAGCCGGTTTTATCTTTCCAGGAACGGCAACAGGCAAGCTGACTCATACTTATTTATATGAAGATATCCAGATAAAGGATAGCATCATGTACGGTGATTCAGTTGATCTGACACCCTGCGATTATCTGCTGGATGCAGTCAATACAGTAGACTGGGAAAGATTTGATTATGAGGAAATTGATATTCAAGTTTATGAGGAGGACTAAATGAGTGTATGGTATGATATAAAGACAGACCTGGAAGCCTACCCAGATGCGGTCATATACATAGTGATAGGCGGACGTAATACCGGCAAGACCTACAGCACACTGAAAGAGATACACTATAACAGGAAGGCGAACTTCATATTCTTAAAGCGGACTATGGATGATGTAGACCTTCTCTGCTCCGGATCCGGCAGACTGGGAGCGCTGAAGAATGACTATGGCTTTGACCTGTCACCCTTCAAGTCCTTAAATCGTGACCTGGGATCAAGCATAAAAGCCTTCCAGATCCGCAAGGGCCTGGGTGGTTTCTGGTCAACGGATGAGGACGGACAGCCTTCCGGTCCTGTATTCGGTTATCTTCTGGCACTGTCAGCAGTGAGTAAATACAAGGGCTTTGACCTGTCAGACTGCGACTATATAATCTTTGACGAATTTATCCCAAGGAAATGGGACAAGATGATCTCAAGAGGTGAAGGTGAAAATGTCATGGACCTGTACAAGACGGTTGACCGTGGCCGTGAGATATCCGGCAGGCCTCCGCTCAAGCTCATAGCACTTGCTAACGCTACGGCTGCCAGCAATCCATTAATGAATACATTAGAGATAACTGATAACGTGGTTGACATGCAGCTTAGAAAACAGTCGATACTCTACCTGGAAGAAAGAGGGATCCTGATACACATGCTATATGATAATGACGAGTTCAAAGAGCGTGAAGCCAGGTCAATGATCTATAAGGCCATGCATGGGACGAACTGGGCCAAGATGGCACTGGACAATGAATTCGGTTATGATGATTTTACCAGTGTAGGAAGGGTCAATTTAAAGGGCTACCAGCCAGGGACAGCTTACACCTATAAGAACGACAAGATGTATATATGGCGCAAAGAAGGACGCTTTTATATAGGAAGGCAGAGATTTACGCAGTGCCTGAAAGAGTATAACATCAATCTGGAGAATGACCAGAAGCTTTTCTACTATGACTGGGTGCTTGACCTCAAGCTGGCATGCATGGAAGGCAAAGTCGACTTCCAGCGCTACAGTGATTATGACCTGCTCATGAATTATAAGAAATACTTCACAATTTAGTTTCTAATCTTTGTGCAGTATTTCCAGATAACTTATGGTAATATAATAATGTAACTTGATGGTCAATCTTAAAGAAAGGACAAAATTATATGAGTTATGTAGACTGCTACACATGGAGAGGCGTTACAGTAGACAGCCGATCCGAAGAACCTTACGTCGAGATCGATGTATCAGAAAATCTTATTGATATTCTCATTAATAAGATCACGGAAGAGATCACACAGGCAAGCAAGTCCTGCAATTCACTCGAAGGGATCAGGCAGCTTAATATTGCGACTGATAATCTCAGACAACTGCTTACTGCAAAAGATGCCTTCAGGGAATTCCGGATCGAGGAAATGTCAAAGCCTGTTGAAGAGCCGGAGGTAAACGATGAGGGCTGACACAGCCGACAACAACAAAATTTCAACTTGTCTGGTAAGGCAGGCCAGCCACTTGCCTTGCCGTAACTGTAAATATTATAACAACTGCGTTCCCGCAGATTTTAAAGAATTTATCAAACGGAGGTATAACAATGGGAATTGCATCAAGGTACAACAAGACTGGGAAGATCTACAACTATGAGATGCCGGCAGACGCACCTTTTAAGGATCTTAGAGGGCTTTATACAGCCAACGACAAAAACTCTATCTATCCTGTACATGGATTCTATATCAACACCAAGTCAAAGTTTGGCGACACACCTACAGCACTGTCTGAGAAGTTCTATATCAACCTGCCTGCACACATGCTGGATACTGTAAAAGAGATCATGGCAGACGATGAAGCCACAGACCAGATCAATGCCGGCGGTCTTGGTATCATGATCAGACCTTATGAAAAGGAAATGTCAAACAGGGGCAAGACCTGGACAGAGACATTCTACTCAGTAGAATTTGTTGATTTATAAGTTTTCATCCGCATAGATTCCTTCTTTCAACTCCTTTCCGGGAAGGGGCCAGTTTACGAACTGGTCCCTTTTTGGTATACTGAAAGAAAAAGGGGGTCCGCATAAATGGACATCAACGCTATAACTACTATTATTTCTTCTGTAGGTTTTCCCATCGCTGCGTGCATCTGGATGGGATGGTTTATCAACGGCACTATGAAAGAGTTCCGTGAGACGATCGCAGAGAATACTGCAATGCTCAAGGAACTGAAAGCCAGACTGGAGGTTATGGAGCACAATGATCATTAAATTCGGTTCTGCACGTTTTGACGAAAACGGCGGTATTAAAAACGGCAAGGAAGGCGATCAGACCGGCAAGGAAGTTTCTGAGCAGCTTTACTACCTTGATAAAAGAGGTTGGTATGTTCTCAGGGCAAAGGATCCGGTTATCGCTCAGGGCTTATGTGCTGCCATGCGCACAGCATGCTCTAATGATAACATCGGTTATAACCAGTATGAGAGGGCGCAGGTCGTCAAGTATGGGATCAACACGACACGCAAAGTCAATGCGGACTGCAGTTCCCTGGTAAGGGCCTGCTGCATTGCATGCGGTTTTGATCCTGGAAACTTCTATACTAAAACACAGGTACAGGTCCTTGAAAAGACCGGCAGGTTCTTCACTCACTTTAAGCTGATCAACAAGAATGATCTGTACGAGGGTGATATCCTGGTAACATGCACGACAGGCCATACGGTCATTGTGACCAGGGGACCTAAAAGGGAGTCGAGGGAATACTTCCCGGCCTATACAGGTCCTGACACTTTTTCCATCATTGACGGTCTGAAGTATGTTAAAGCTAAATCTACCTTCCAGTACAGGAAGAAGATCGCAGCGGCAAATGATATAGGCGACTATAAAGGATCCGCAGCGCAGAACACTTACATGCTTAATCTTCTTAAAAAAGGAAAGTTATTAAAGCCATGAAAATATACGTAGGTACTTTTTCCAAAGAGCTTAACTCTACAAAAAGACCTTCACTTTCAACTAGCATAGATGTTGAACTTAAGGACGGGTGCAGCTTCCTGACTCCCGTCCTGATCTTCAACGAGTCGGTCTGGAGTGAAAGCTATAACTACTGCTACATCCCTAAATGGAACCGGTATTACTATCTGCATGACGCTGTTGTGCAGGGTCCGAGATGGTTTGTCACGTGTGCGGTTGACGTGCTGGCAAGCTGGAGGACAGAGATATTAGCGTCAAGCGCTTATGTGACAAGGTCTGCGTCTGACTACTCTGTTGACCTTCCTGATGCTTCCTGGTCGCACCCTTCTACTCCTTCCATCACTAAAACGACAGTGACAGTAGACGGCATGAGCGCTACAGGGTGCTTCCTTTTATTCACTGCGTCTGATGATACAGTACAGGTCAATTCTTCCATCCCTTCCCTGGCCGTATACCTTTTAACCGGCGCAGAGCTTAAACAGATATGTAATTATATGTTTTCCAGCAGTTTCTTTGACGATGCTTCAACAGATCCGGATACACAGCTTCAGCTTGATTCTACTACAGCCACACTTGCAAAGACTTTCTTTAATCCCTTCCAGTACATTATTAAGTGTATGTGGCTGCCGATCAATCCAACTTACATACCACATACACAGGGTCTTTACCCTATCGGTTTTGGATGGTGGAATTATTCGAGCCTGACAGTTCCTATGATCAATGACAACTACTGCGCACTGACTTTTAACTTCACGCAGGGGTCATATAATGACTGGACAGACAGAAGCGCAGACTGGACTAACACATTATTATATGTACCCGGTTTTGGTCAGTTCAATCTGTCGCCGGAATTCCAGGGGCTTGCGGTATCTGCACGGATAGTCGTTGACCTTGCTACCGGAAACGCTCAGATGATGCTGGATGTTGATAACAAGACGATCCAGAGCGCAACAGGCAAACTTGGATGTGATATACAGCTTTCATCATTATACGAAGATGTAATGTCAGATATCACGTCTAAGTCAGGACTGTTAAAGACTGCAGGCGGAGCGGCTGCAGGCGCTGCAAAGACTTTAGGCGGGGCGCTGCGGTCTATCGGCCACAATGTAAAAGAACTGTTTACAGGCGGTTCTGACTACCAGAATGTTGACCTGTCGGTAAATGCCGGAGAACTTGTGTCAAATGCGGCACAGGGAGCACAGGCGGCACTCCAGCCTACAATGACTCTGGCAGGTACAAACAGTGCTATAGCGCTCATAGCGCAGAACCCTGACGTCCTTCTTACAGTGACACACTTTGCAAGATTCTCCAACACCTGGTCCGCACTGGGCGGGACCTGTAACCGGGTAAAAACATTAGGTAACCTGTCAGGCTATACTGAAGTTGTAAATCCTAATGTGCAGGCAGGCGCTACCAGTTCGGAACTTGCGCAGATCAGCAACTTCTTAAGGGGAGGTTTCTATATTGAATAATGGCGGATATACAGACTGCATTTAACTATGTAATACAGGCCTGCAGTGATCCTTATATAGGATACAGCCAGGGAGTAAAACGTAAGACCATCACACTTGGAGTAAATTACAATACATATTGTGACTGCTCAAGCCTTATGTCATGGGCGCTAACCAGGGCCGGTTATTTTTCTGTAAATCCATGGTTCACGACAGCAAATGAAGAGTCAAAACTTCTGGGCCTTGGCTTTACCAGATATAACAGCAACAGCGTTACATGGCAGGCGGGAGATATACTGTTAAAGCCCAGGAGTGATGGTGTGGGTCATACTGAGATGGTCTATAAATCCATAGGCACAGGCGGGTACACAATGGGGGCGCACAACTCGAGCAGGGCATTTACCGACCAGGTATCTATTAATACATTTGCTTCCTACCCTTCTTCCTACAGGTATCTTTTCCGGGCGCCTGGAAGCACGCCTGCACTGACCTATGCATGGTATCAATCTAACGCTTATCTTGCTGATCTTTCTGATGAGCAGTACGGCAATGCTGTACTGATCACAATATATCTGACAGATAAAGGATGGTCTGAAGCTGCAGTAGCAGGCCTTCTGGGAAACATGATACAGGAATCAACCATCAATCCGGGTATCTGGCAGGGCCTTGATGATACAGACACTTCAGGCGGTTATGGCCTTGTACAATGGACACCTGCTATAAATAAATACTATGGCTATGCACTGCAGAACAATATTGACATGACAGACGCTGACGTTAACGGTCCTGCACAGCTTCAGTATTTAATAGATACTCACAGTGCGGAATATTTTCCTACCACAGCCTATCCGCAGACATGGGCAGAATTTATTGTCATGCAGGATCCTGCAGACGCTGCATCAGTTTTCATGCACAACTACGAAAGACCTGCAAGCTACCAGCACGAACAGGAACGACGGGACTGGGCAGATTACTGGTATAATGAAATTATCAACAATTTTCCTTCAGATGCAGGAATCAATACACCAAATAACTACTACTGGCTTCCGGGGTTTATCTGGGACCTGAGGCGAAGGAAGATCATACCTTGACACCTGTCCAACTTCCTATATAATAAAGGTAGGGACCAGATAAGCGCCGGGTCCTACACTGGAAGCAGTGGGCGCTGGATTGACCATCCTTCAACTGGTCCCTTTAAATAGGAGACACAATATGACAAACTTAGAAGCTATCATGGAGATGGTCAAAAAGGATTACACATACGAACAGATCAAAGACCTTATGGAGCATGCAGAGCCAGACAAGAGCCAGCCAGAGCCAGAGCCGGAGCCTACAGAGCCAGGTACTGATCAGCCTGAACAGGCAGCCGATGAGCCGGATGAGCCTACTGGGCCAGACTATAAGGCCTTATATGAGAAGGAACATGCAGCCCTTCTTGAAGCGCAGAAGTCTAACCGTATGCAGAATTCTCAGGGCCAGGACAAGACAGAAGACGATATCCTCAAAGATATCTTTCTCGACATTTTATAGGAGATAACAAAAATGGCTAGAGCACTCACACCGCAGGACGCTTATGCTGTCATGAACGCACTGGTACACCAGGCGACAGGACAGGCAAGTTTTACTGTAACAGACATTTCTTCTTTTGTCAGTGCCGGCGAGACAGTACTTAATACCGGACTGGAAAATACGCTCAATGCGCTTTCCATCGTGGTAGGCCGTACCCTGATCGCAGTAAGACCTTACAAAGCGAAACTGCAGATCATACAGGCTTTAAATACAAACCTGTATACTTCACGTTTCCGTAAGATCAGCTACTACACCAGGGACGCACAGGCAGCCGGTGACTGGAATACAAACCTTAATGCAGAGAACCTTAAAGACGGTTCCGACAACAGCTATGTTGCCGGCAAGGCAGTAGGTACCATGTGGGAGCAGAATGCTCCTATTCCCCTTGAAATGAACTTCGCCGGACAGGACGTATGGGATGATTCTTCAACTGTTTATATTAATCAGCTGAAGGTAGCTTTCAGAAGTCCTGACGAGTTCAATCGTTTCATGCAGGGCGTGATCACTGAACGTGGCAACGACATGGAAAGCCAGAAGGAAGCCTACAACAGGCTTGCGCTGCTTAACAGGATCGCAGGTCAGTATGCGCTGAAGGCAACTGTACCGGAATCTGCAGTCAACCTGACACAGGCTTTCAATACTTACTATGGAACCAGCTACACATCTGCGCAGCTTAGAACAACCTATCTGGAAGAGTTCCTGAAGTTCTTCGTAACCGAGTTCAAGCTGACTTCTGACAGGATGACAAACAGATCCAATCTGTATCACTGGGCACCTACCAAGGCCGGTCACATCCTGGCAAGGCATACTCCCAAGGCAAACCAGCGTGCTATCATGTTCACACCTCTTTTCACAAGAGCGAAAGCGGATGTTTTTCCTTCTATCTTCAATCCGCAGTATCTGAACATCGACCAGTTCGAAGGCGTTGACTACTGGCAGTCCATTGATCCTGATGATGCTATGAAGGTAAACATCACATGCGCAATCCCTGACGTGTCAGATCCTTCTGAGCAGACAAGCGCTACTTCCAACATTCCTTATGTTGTAGGTATCCTGTATGACAAGGACGCTCTGCTTACTGACTTCCAGTTCGAGAGCGCAAACACGACGCCTGTAGAAGCACGCAAGCGCTACTATAATATCTGGTATCACTTCAGTAAGAATGTGATCAATGACTACACCGAAAACTGCGTTCTTTTCTACATGGAAGATTCACAGTGATACAGGGTCATAGTAATACCTCCATGTTACTTTTAACAGGGCCGGGGCCTAAAGGTCCTGGTCCTTCTTTTATAGGTGGTGAAAAATGAGCTACTTACCTTTTTCCAGCGCCTTCATGAATGTTGTCGATAATACCTACTTCCCTTCTACAGTAAAGTCCCGGAATAACCGGTCATATGCCTACTGGGAGAGATCATTATTTCACCGGGCCTTATCGGTTTTTAAGTCGGAACTCCCGAAAGACTGGGAGAATGAGGAAGGGGTCACAGAATTCTTCTGGTTCTGCCTGTTCAAATTTGGTTTTGTCGCAGTTTTTGAAGATGCTAAATACGGGCTTACCTTCCAGCCCTGTACCTTATATGGAAGGAACTTTTACTACCAGCCGACAGAAGCTGTCATTGCTAACCCGGACCTTGAAAAAAGGCTTATTATCGGCAAGCAGTGCGAATTGATCAGGCTTACTCCAGACCGTATGGGAGCATGGGACTGCATAGATTATGCAGCTGAGAAACTCTCACATATGGATAATGCGGTCAATATGTCACTGATCAATAACAAGTACGCTTTCTTCCTGGCAGCAAGAAATAAGGCTATGGCAGCCGCCCTTAACAAGGTCATGGACCTGGTAAACCGGGGAGAGCCTGCGGTAGTTGTTAACAGTAAACTGATCAATGACCAGACCGACAAAGAGGAACCCTGGCAGTTCTGGGAAAGGGACCTGAAGAAAAATTATATCACGACAGACCAGCTTATGGACCAGCAGACGATCCTTAATAACTTTGACACTGAGATAGGCATACCGACAGTTCCCTACCAGAAGAAGGAACGCATGGTTACCAGTGAAGCGGAGTCAAAGCAGGTTGACGCAACGGCAAGGTCGACTGTATGGGTCGAGGAGCTTAACAAGTCGGCAGAGAGAGTTAATAAGATGTTCGGAACTGATATCAATTTTGAATTAAGATTTGATCCTGAGAAAATGGAAGGTGGTGAGGATAATGCCGGCACGACTGAGCGTGACAGGGATAGAGAAGTATTATAATGAAGGAAACCGTTCACTGTTTTCGGCTATCCAGCTTCCGCATGGTATCGAACGTAATATCCTGATCCAGAACATTTTAAAGGAAGCTGCAGCATATGAGACGATCTACCCGGATGGTGAATATTTGGAATCTTCCATTAGGCTTTTCTTCCGTAAGTGGTACAGGACCTTTGAAAAGTGGTATGAAGCGCTGCAGATAGATTATAATCCCCTGGAGAATTATGACCGGTCCGAGTCCTGGAATTCTTCCGGATCCTCCAGCGCAAGCGCAGGGACCGACACCACGACAACGGAAAAGGTCACAGCCTACGATTCACAGACATTCAAAGATAACTCACAATCTATACTTGATTCAGATTCTACTTCAACCGGAAGCACTGCAGGTCAGGGTTCCAGCAGGATCCATGGAAACATCGGTGTTACTACCAGCCAGCAGATGCTTGAAGCAGAACTGAAAGTACAGGAGTTCAATATATATGAAAAGATCACAGACATGTTTATCACAGAGTTCTGTATCTTGGTATTCTAGGAGGGCAGCATGTTTCATAATTACCCTTATTCCGATTTACATGAGATCAACCTTGACTGGTTCCTTGAACGCTTCCGCAAGTATGTAGACGAAGGCGGAGTGATAGCGCCTGACTATGTAGGAGGCCAGTACGGAGAACATACCAGATATTATATAGCATGCAATTCCGGATCAGATGATAATGACGGCCTTACAGCTTCAACACCATGGGCAAGCCTTGACAGACTTCTGGACAAAGTGAATGAAGGCCTGGTAGATGCAAGGTGTTATTTCATCGAAGCCGGCAATTATTACATCACACACCAGTTTATCGCTAATGCGGTCCTGCACTTAGCACCTACTGTAAACGGTGTTAATATCATTCTGGATTATGACGATGAAGAAGCCTTTTACCTGCAGAATTGCCATATTAAATGGGGCAGGGATGGCGAGAACTATCCTTTAAATGTTTACCCTAAATCCGGGTATGGAATTACTGCGGAAGGCGGAGAGTTTTCAAGTTATTACACTACCTTCCATGAAAAGCTGTATACTTTTGGCACCTACGTCAATATGAATGATTCTGGTGCTGACTGGTTCAGATTTTCAGGTGGTGAAGGTACTTTATCTAATACTACGATCCTCAATGATGACCCTGGAGTATGGGCCTTCTATCTGCTCAGAGGGGCTAACATCTATCTTACAGACAATTTGACCCTGACAAACCTGTCGACTGCCGGATCTGATGATACATCAGTGCTTTTCTATGCGTCTTCCGGTTCTCATTTATGGATCAACTGTACGGTAAATACAGTAACTAATAAATATTACCACCCTGTCTACATGCTGGGGGCTAACCTGTACAGTTATGGAAACAGGCTTGCTAATATCCTCCAGGAGAGTGTTACCGGCAAGCTGGCAGCAAATAAAGTCAGCAATGTATTTGCTAATGACAGTGCGGTAGGTGTTTACGGTACCGATCTGACAGGCTATATTACAGATTTATAGGAGGTAATGAATGTTTAATAATTACCCTTATGGAGATTTACACGAGATCAACCTTGACTGGTTCCTTAAGAAATTCAGGGGAATTGAAAGTAAAGTCAATGAACTGGAAGGCCAGCCGGATGCATTAACCGCAACAAGCGGGCAGGTGGTCACAGCGGATGGCAATGGCGGGTGGTCCTGGCAGGATCCTCAGCAGGTTACACCTTCGGAAAAGGAAGCAGTACGCTACATTTTCCCTAAAAACTTTGCAAATACTCTGCAGGGTGACTGCAATATCATTATGTTTGGTGATACAGTGATCATGATAGACGCACACCTTGCGGGGGCTTACAGTAACGTTAATGACATGCTGGACCACTACAATATCACCCATATTGACTATTTCATCCTGACGCACTATCATTTAGACCATTTTGGAGGAATGTCAGACCTTGTAAATGATGGATTCATTGACAGTGATACAGTAGTATATCTTCCTGCTAATACCGCTATGGTCACATCTGACGCTACTCTTGATGGCTACAGGACGACTATCAGAACACTGCTTACTAATGCAGGTATCAGCTACAGCGTACCTGCAGCAGGGTCATATGTAGACATAGGCGACCTTAAAATGACTTTCTATAACTGCAGTGATAATATGGTATATGCCAACTATAATAACCAGAGCACTATTGTCATGTTCGAGTACGGAGCACACAGGGCGCTGTTTACAGGTGACTGCTACTCTACACCGCTTGCGGACATGGTGTATAATGGTTATGTCAATGATCATATCAACCTGTACAAAGTAGGGCATCACGGTATCAACGCCGGTTCAGATGACGGGCTTTCCGTATTCTTCAACATTGCATCTCCTGACTTTGCATATGTTCCGGATACTCTGCTGGGCCAGGAAGGAAACCTCTTCCATAATGGCCAGCAGTGCGCTATCCTTCAGAGTATCGGAACACATATTTATCCTTCTTCATATAACTCAGATTATATAGAATTCAATGCGCTGCCTGATACTGTATGGACAGTGACAGGACACAGTGTAGAAGCCTTATCCTCACAGCGCACGATCAGACATGTATACGTAAGCAAGGATGATGCAGGCCAGACACAGTACGGAACACAGACCTACCCGTATGCTACAGTACAGCAGGCCGTAGCGTCATGTGACTTTCACGCAGCGGCAGACTACCGTATCCATATCAAACCCTGTACAGACGGTTATGGAGACGAACATGATACAGTTGGAAAGAACACGATCACTCTTTTCGATGCATCCATCATGTTTGATGTCTGGGACGATACACAGGTCGAGGTCAAATGCTTCCTGGTAGCTATGAATTCAGATGTCAGAATAAAGAACATCAAGTTTACAGCGCCGGACGGAGGTACAGAAGGCCTGCTGATCTTCAGGGGTTGTAAGGTAAGTATTGAGTCCTCAATCCTTGATTGTGACGGCCACAGCGACGCAGGATCAAGTGAAGACGACAGTGATACACCTGATTATATGAACGCACTGTATCTGTACAGAAACTGTATCTGCAACCTGGACAACGTTACATTTACAGACGCTCATTATGGTATTGCATCAAACAATTCCCAGGTAACTGCCGTAAGTACAACTTTCAACACGTGTGACCAGGCATACACCATTGCCATGGGCAGCACGCTGAAAGAATATAACACGACATACAACAGTGTAACCACGCAAAAAGATGTCAGGAACGGATCATATGATATCAGTGAAATGAGCACAAAGCTGGATACAGTATATGCGGATTATATCGCTATGCTTAATCTGATCTAAGGAGGTGATCATATGTCAAGTACACCGGGCGCTGACCAGCTGCAGGCGCTTATTACATTTTCCAATCAGACAACAGGCGGTTCAGATACAAAGATTTCCGATGCGGTTGCTACACTTGCAAGCGGATATGGCGGAGGGGGCGGGTCTGGTGAGTGGACAACAGACGGACTTGCCCAGAGGGCTGAGCCAAACGGTGCTATAACAATTACTGCGTCAGATATTGTTAAGTACGCTTTTCAGTATAATACAGCAATCACAAGCGTTCATGCGCCCAATTCTGGCAATAGCAGCGGGTATGCATTCAACGAATGCACAGGGATTACAAAGGCAGTAATCAAAACGTCTGGTATCAACGAGTTCCAAAAATGCACAGCATTAACGCACGTCGACTATAATGGAACTACTCAGGTTGTTAACTATTCATTTTATAACTGTTCGTCCTTAACCACTATAGTTATCAGATCGGTAATTTATGTTAGCTTACAGAATTATAATGCCGTTTCAGGCACACCATTTGAAAACAAAGACGCAGGTACGGTACTCTATGTTCCCTCAAACCTTATATCAACATATCAGGGCGGGGCATGGGGCAACTGTGCAGAAACAATCACCGCCATCGAAGGCAGCCAGTATGAGAATTATTATGTAGACGGTACAGCAATTTCATAAGAGAGGTATAAATCATGTATTATATTTATGAATTACAGAACAGAGCAGACGGAATGACCAACGTTATCGACACAGTAGCAAGACAGTCATTAGC